CCTGATACCAACTATGGAAGTTAATGGTCATGTTGCCATCTTTTGCCATTTTTAATACGACTAATCATGCTTTCAGCAATGCCATAATCGGCAGCTATAAGGCGTTGAAGTCTAGTGTCTTTACGAATGGCATTAACTTGCTCAAGGGTCAATTTTGCAGTTCCGCAACGTTCTCCTCGATTGCTAGTACCATGCGTGATTCGGTCATGTATGTTGCTTTTATGAGTATCCCAACGAAGATTGCTAACATGATTGTTAAAAGAATTTCCATCGTTGTGGCAACACTCAAGACCTTCAGGACACAATCCTACAAAAGCCTCAAGAACCAACTTGTGAACTCTAACAACATTTTGTTTGTTATTTTTCCAAAGGTTCAAAAAAGGTCTATTAGTTTTCTTGTCTTCGGTAATTTTTTTAAGTTGTCCTGATTTAACAGAGCGAACATTACCATGACTAGACACTTCATAAATACCTTCAAAACCGACCACATTTCGCCATTCTTCCATATTATTCCCCTTAACCTGATATTGGGAATTGTATCATGATATTCGGTCAAGCTAAGCAAAATACAGCAAATACAGCTTCAATTCCTTCCCCTATTGGAGGGTGGAATGGTAGGGATTCATTAGCAAATATGAGTCCTACTGATGCCGTTCAGCTTGTTAATTGGTATCCAACTCCTACAGATGTAACAATGCGTAAGGGTTATACAGTAGTTTCGGTTTTAACTACTTCTACTGGCGTTAAAACAATTTCTAGCATTACTCATGTAGAAAGTTTGGCAACATTAACTACTGCAGTTGCTCATGGATTATCTACTGGAGCTTATGTTTCTATTACTGGAACAACTCCAGCAGACTATAGTGGCGTTTTTAAGATAACTGTAATAAGTCCTACCAAGTTTACTTATACGACTGTTACTACTCCTTCAGGAAATGCAACAGTAGTAGGAACTTATTTAAATCAAATTAAAACTCCTATTAATTCTTTGATGAACTATACGAGGAATAACGGATATAGCCTTTTTGCTGCTGCTGGCACAGATATTTGGGATTCTAAATTAAATCCAGCTACTAAAGTATTTTCAGGAATTACCAACGATAAATTTCAATCAGTCAATATGACTAATGCTGCTGGTCATTTTTTAGTGGCTTGTAATGGTTCAGACCCTACAATGATTTATGATGGCTCTGTATGGTTTTATGTAGCTACAACATCAACTGCAGCAACCATTTTAAGCATGGACAGAACAAGTCCTTCAAATGTGGTTACTGTTACTACTTCTACAGCTCATGGATTAATAACTGGTAATAAAGTTACTATTACTTCTTCTACTGAAGCTACTTTTTTGGGTGGTCATGTTATCACGGCAACAGGGCCAACCACTTTTACTTTTGTATCTAGTGCAACAACTACTGTAACTGGTGCTACTGGTGCATATACTGTAATTGGTATTACGGGCGTAAACTCTAATCGTTTTATTAATGTAAATCTGTTTAAAAACAGGCTTTATTTCACCGAAAAAGATAGTCTTACTTGTTGGTTTTTAGATGTAGATTCTATTGGTGGCGAAGCTTCTCCACTATATTTTGGTGGAATTGCTCGTAATTCCGGCTATTTACAAGCTATGGGAACATGGACTTTAGATGCTGGACAAGGTGCAGACGATTACGCAGTATGGATTACCTCAATGGGAGAAACCATTGTCTACAATGGAACAGACCCTACAGACCCTTTAAATTGGGCTTTAAAAGGCGTTTGGCAATTAGGACAGACATTTAATCGTAGATGCTTTTTTAAATGGGCTGGAGACCTTTTATTGCTAACTCAAGATGGTTTAGTTCCATTAGCTTCTGCATTGCACTCTAGCCGTTTAGACCCTCGTATAAATTTGACAGACAAGATTTATTATCCAATTAGCCAAGCAGCAACTTTGTATTTTGCTAATTTTGGATGGCAAGTTAATTATTTTGCTTCTGAAAATATGCTTATTTTGAACATTCCTATTACTAACGGAATGGAACAATATGTAATGCACACCATTACTAAATCATGGGCTAGATTTACTGGTATTCAAGCTTATTGCTGGGAAGTTTCAGGCGATGCCGATATGCACTTTGGTAGCGATGGCGTTGTAGCAACTTTCTATTCTGCTACATCCGATGATGGAAATAACATTACTGCTGCAGCGCAACAAGCTTATTCTTATTTTGATGCACCGGGACAATTAAAGCGTTTTACAATGGTTCGCCCTACGCTTCAATCTTCAGGTGGTGTTCCTAATGTTTATTGTGGTTTAAGCACCGATTTTGATACTCAAATTAACCTTGGACAAGTCTCATTTAACCCTAATGCTGGAACTGAAGGCGTATGGGATGTTGCAAAATGGGATAAAAACAAATGGGCTGGCGGTCTAATTACCACTAAGATTTGGCAAGGCGTTACAGGAATTGGGTTTACAGGTTCGGTTAATTTGAATGTGGCAGCTAGAGGCATTGAATTGCATTGGGCTTCTACAGACTACATTATGGAACGAGGTGGTGTAATTTAATGCGACAAGTAACTACTGAAAATCAGAAGTCTTTAAAAGCATGGATTTGCAACAAATTAGGTGGTGGTGAAGCAGCAAAAGATTTAATGTGCATTGGTCAGAAAATAGATGGAAAAATAGAAGCGGTAGCAAGTTATAGCAATTTTCAAGGTAAATCTTGTAATTTTAGTTTGGCTGGAAACGGCAACTTTATGAATAAAGATTTCTTGTGGGCTATGTTTGATTACCCTTTTAATAAATTAGAACTCAAGGCTATAATAGCTACAATCTCAGGGATTAATGAAAAATCCTTGAAATTAAGCCGACACCTTGGTTTTAAAGAAACAGCCACTATAGCTGATGCTCATAAAGATGGGGATTTAGTAATAATGGTTATGAGGCGTGAAAATTGTAAATGGTTACAAATTAACGCATCTTTAAAAAGGTTAGGAGCTTAATATGAGTTTTATCAGCGATGTAGTAAACAGCGTTTTTGGTGGCCCTCCACCAGCACCACCAGCTCCTGACTATACTGGTGCTGCTAATGCTACTGCTGCTGGCAATCTTCAAGCTGCTCAAGCTGCTACTGCTGCTAATCGTGTAAATCAATATACTCCTTATGGAAGCTTGATTTATACAGAATCCGGTAAAGATTCCCAAGGCAACCCAATGTGGAGTGCTACAACCAACTTAAATGATGTTGGTCAGCAACTTTTAAATACACAAAATCAAACCAGTTTAGGTCTTGGCGGTGCTATTAATGCACAACTTGGACAAGTAAACAATGTAATGGGACAAGGTTTTAACCCTAATTTGCCGGGTTTAACCTATAACGCTGGTCAAGCTAATTTAAGTCAAATGGGTCAAGCTCCTAATTTGCAAACAAATGTAGCTGGTACGGGTATGGAAGGATGGGATAAAGCTACTGCTTTATTAAATCAGCGTTTAGCTCCTCAAATGGCTCAAGCTGCTGAATCACAAAAAGCTCAGTTGGCTAATCAAGGAATTGTTCCGGGAACTAAAGCTTATGAAAACGCTATGCGTACCTTTAATCAAGGTCAAAATGATTTATTGACTCAAGCACAACTGCAAGGTGCTAATGTTCAAAATCAAATGTTTAATCAAAATTTACAAGCTGGTCAATTTGGTAATACTGCATTAACTCAACAAAATGCTAATCAACTAGCTAATCTTGGTTTAAATAACGCTGCAGCGCAACAAGCTTATGCAAACAATGTAACTAATGCAAATCTTGGAAATACTGCACAGCAACAAGCTTATACACAAGCTCTTACAAATTACAATATGCCACTTAATACATTAAGTGCATTGCGTACTGGCGCACAAGTGCAAAATCCAACATTCCAAAATGTTCCACAACAAGCGACTACTTCAGGTGCTGATTTGCTAGGAGCTACTTCTGCTACTGGAAACTACAATTTAGGCACTTATAACGCTCAACAAGCTGCTAATTCAAACCTTACAGGTGGTTTATTGGGTCTTGGCGGTAGTTTAGGCGGAGCTTATATGATGGGTTCAATGATGTCCGATATTCGTGCTAAAGAAAATATTGTAAAAATTGGTATAGCTGAAAATGGATTGCCTGTTTATATTTACGAATATAAGCCTGAATGGAAAAATGAAGCAGGTCATGGTAAGTTTGTTGGTTACATGGCTCATGAAGTTGAAGAAGTTATGCCACAAGCAGTTATCACAAGACCTGATGGCTACAAAATGGTTAATTATGGAGTCCTAAATGCCTAATCCTTACACAAATGTTTATATGCCTAATGGCTTTGAAGATGCAAGCCAACAAGGAATTAATCCTGTTTTTCAAAATATTGGCGCACAACAACAATATATGAATCAACAGCTAAGCCAAGGCAATCAAATGTCTCAGCCTACAAGTCATGGCCCAAGTATGTCAGGTTTAAATCCATTAGCTATGGCAATGATGTTGCGTAATGGTGGTGCAAATGTAAGTATGCCAACCACTAATACTCCACAAATGACAAATGTTGCGGGAATGGGCAATTCTATGGGAACTGGATTAACTCAAGATGCTTTTAATTCAGGCGTTGGATTTAATCCATACGCTCAAACTGGTGGCTACGGCATCAAATACTAAGGAATGGCTATGCCTAATGAACTAGACCAATTAAACTTAAATCAGGCTGGTACTTTGTCTCCTGAAATGTTTGCTCAGCAGCAACAGCTAAATCGTCAGCAACAAATGGCTGCTATGTTAATGCAACAAAATCAACAGCCACAAGGTCAAATGATTTCAGGTCGTTATGTTGCTCCTAGTTGGGCGCAACAACTTCAACCTGTAGCCAATATGCTTTCAGGTGTTTATCTTGCTAAAAAAGGTGATGAAAAAGCTGCTGAATTAGCTCAAGCTTTGCGTGGACAGCAAGAAAAAGATATTGCTCAGTTTGGTGAATTAATGAAAACTAAACCGGAAGAAGCTTATCAATTTGCTGCTAAATCTTATGTACCACAGTTGCGTGATGTTGGACTTAAAAAGCTTATGCCTCAAGAATTTGACCTTCCTGAAGGTGCAAAACGATATATGACTTTACCTGATGGTACTGTAAGAGAAGTTGCCTCAGGTGGCGAAAAACTTCATTCTGTTAAAGGGAATTTAGTTACATCAAGCGGTAAAGTAGTTTATTCAGCTCCTTTGACCGGAGAAGAAAAAGCAAATCCTCAAGAAGCTGGATTGCGTACATCATTTCTTGGTCAAATTCAGCCTCATGTGCAAATTAGCCAAGCTTATCGCAAAATTGAAGCTGCTCCTGAAACTGCTGCTGGTGATATGTCTCGTATCTTTGGTTATATGAAGATTCTTGACCCGGGTTCTACTGTTCGTGAAGGTGAATATGCTTCTGCTGAAAATGCTCGAGGTGTACCTTCTACAGTCATGGCTACATACAATAAAGTTTTAACTGGTCAGCGTTTAACTCCTCAACAGCGTAATGAGTTTACTCAATCTGCTGGTGATTTAGTTAATAGCCAAAAACAACAATTTGAGACTCAAAAAGACTATTATTCTAAAGTTGCAAGTCATTACAAAATTGCTCCTGAAAATATTATTTATGACCCTTATGCTGATTTGACTATTAAAACTACTCCAATAAAAGCTCCTAAACAACCAGCTAATGCTGGTCAGCAATTAGGAATTCCTCAAGCTGGTGGTACTGGCGGATGGAATATTATTGGTGTAACTCCTTCAAAGTAAATCATGGCTCAATATACTATTCAAGCTCCTGATGGACAAACAATCACTTTGGAAGGCCCTGATGGTGCTTCTCAAGCTGATGTTATTGCTCAAGCTCAAAGACTTTATCAGCCAAAAGCAAGCGTTCAAGTTTCATCACCTAATGGTGAGCCGTTAAATACTGAATTTGGCAATACTGAGGGTGGAGCTGCAGTAGGTAGACCACAAGGCATAAATCGTACTAATGTATTGCCTGAACCTAGACCTACAGAATCGTTTTTAGCTGGAGCAACTAAGTCATTTATTGACCCTTTTGTAGCTGGAGCGCAAGCTTTAACTAGAGGGCATTTAGGAACTAGCGAATTAGCCAAAAAACTAGGTGAAGAAGCTGATGTTTATGCTCAAGAAAACCCTATGTCTTATGGTACAGGTCGTGTAGCTGGAGCTGTAGCTCCTGCAATGGCTACAACCAAAGCCATTGGTTTAATTCCAAGTCTTGAAAGATTAAGTCCTTACGCTCAAGCTGCTGGTGTTGGAGCTATTCAAGGAGCTTTAACTCCTGAAGAAACTGGAAAAAAAGATTTAGATTTATTAAGGTCAGAGTTATTAAATACTGGTGTTGGAGCTGCTTTTGGTGCGCCTACACCTTTGCTTGGAAAAATTGCAAATACAGCTTATGGAGCTGGTAAAGCAGCTTTAGAACCATTTAATCAACAAGGCAGAAATCTTATTCTTGGTCGTGCTTTACGCCAATTTTCAGGAAATGATGCTGAAAAAGCTATTGCCAATTTGAGAAATACTGAAGAATTAGTACTCGGAGTTAAACCTACAGTAGCTGAAGCTGCTGGTGTCCCTAGTCTTGCAGCCGTTCAAAGAGCTACAGCAGGAACTCCTATTGCTACAAATGCTTTTGCTGCTCGTAAAGAAGCTAATGATATTGCTAGAACAGAAGCATTGCGTGGAATTGCATCTCCTACAAGATTAGCAAAATATCAAGATTTGCGTGGTCGTGTAGCCGAAGATTTATATTCTGATGCTTTAAAACCATTAGATTTAGGCGAATTAACTCCTACTATGACTAAACAAGTAGAAGGTTTAATTAAGACTCCAGCGATTGAAAAAGCTATGAGTCAAGCTAAAGAAAATGCTGCAAATAGAGGAATTGATATTAATGACCCTGCTGGTTCTATGCGTGGATTGCATGAAACCAAAATGGCTTTAGATGACCAAATTGCTAGAGTTAAAGCATTAGCTGAAAAAAATGGTGGAGCTAAAAGTGCAGAGTTAAATAGCTTGCAAACAGCTAAATCTCGTCTTTTAGGGTTTATGGAAGAAGTTAGCCCTGCTTATAAAACAGCAAGAGTTAATTATGAAAGGCTTTCTAAGCCTGTAGAACAACTTGAATCTATTGCCAATTTGACCGAAAAATCTATGAATCCTAAAGATTATTCAGTTTATTTAGGAAATTTTTCAAGAGAATTAGAAAAAGTAAAAAAAGAAGGCAATCTTTCTAAACAACAATTACAGCGTTTAGAAAACATTAAAGAAGATTTGATGCGTACTGATTTTGCCAATAATGCAGGTCGTGGTGTTGGTTCAGATACTATGCAAAAACTTGCTTATAACAATATGCTTCAAGAAGTAAACCTTCCTAATTTACTTAGAAGGCGTGGTCTTGCTGAAACAGCAGGAAATATTGGAGCTAGAATTAAAGATGTAGCTTATGGAGCAGCCAATAAACAGCTTACTACTGAAATGGCTGAAGCATTACTTGACCCTAGAAAAGCTGCTGCTTTGATGAAGATGGCAGGAAAGCGACCATTAGAAGCTCAAGTTTCGCCTGAACAAGCTAATTTAGCTCGTTTATTATTTACACAAGGCGGTGTTAATGCTGTAAATGCTTTTAGAGGAGCAAACAATGAGTAGAAATGGAAATGGCGTTTATACGCTTCCTACCGGAAATCCAGTTGTAACTGGCACAATTATTGAATCAGCTTGGGCAAATACGACAATGCAAAACATTGCTGATGCACTTA